CTCTAAAGTTGACACTCTGCCAGGTGGTACAAACTTAGGTGAGATCGATGACTTGAGATTTTTCACTAACAAACTTTTCAGAGGATTGAGAATACCTGCATCATATCTTCCAACAGGTGCAGAAGATGGCGCACAGCAATACAATGATGGTAGAGTTGGCACCGCATACATCCAAGAACTAAGATTCAACAAATATTGCGAAAGACTACAGAGAAATGTAAGTCCAATTTTTGACGAAGAATTCAAATATTGGATTGCCAGCAAAGGTTACTCTATAGACAACAGTCTATTCGAAATAAAAATGAATCCACCTCAAAACTTCGCACAATACAGGCAGACAGAAATGGATCAAAGCAGAGTGCAAACTTTTGTGCAAGTTGCTGAACTACCTTACATGTCAAAAAGATTTGCATTAAAGAGATATCTTGGATTGACTGAAGAAGAAATGAGTGAAAACGCAGAACAATGGGCAGAAGAAAATGCAGTCAAGCAGAAACAGGCAACCAAATCCGCTGAACTAAGACAGGGTGGAGTGACACAGGCGGGAATCGCAGGTGACTTGGATAACCTTGCTGATCCACAGGCACCAGACACAACGCCGCCACCAGCACAAACACCAGGAGCAACACCAGGACAACCTCCAGTACCGGGCACTACACCAACGCCAGGAACAGGCAGAACCTAAAATAAATAGAGCAAATGATACTAAAAGAATTTTTTACAGTAGGCGAACAAGGTTTTGAACAGCAAAAAAATTATAATGCTGAAGAAGACATATCTATACTAGATAAAGAAGATACAAGAAAAACAAGACTAACACTCAAAGACATCAACAAAATGCGTTTAGCATCTGAACAACACGATGCAGAACAAAAAGAAGAAGCAAAATTTGTCCAAAAGATGTACGGACAACCAGCCACAGACGATAATTTAACACTGTAATGAGTGGCACAGCATTTGTACTAGGCAACGGTGAATCACGTAGAGGAATAAAAGTAGCAGACCTGCAAAAGCATGGGCCTGTGTTTGCCTGCAATGGCGTTTTTAGGAAAGAAACACCAGACTATCTGGTTGCGGTAGATCCAAAAATGGTATTTGAGATTGGAGAAACAGATTACCCTAAACATCATCAAGTATGGTCAAATTTCAATCATCAATATGACAGAAAACAAAATATACTAAACCATGTTAATTGGTTCAAACCTAGTTTAGGTTGGAGTTCGGGTCCAACTGCACTTAAAATGGCGGCGGACAAAGGATTTGATGAAATTTACATACTTGGTTTTGACTATCAAGGACATGCAAGAGACGGAAAACAAAAGCGTTTTCAGTTCAATAACATGTTCAAAGATACTAGAAACTATAAAAGATCAATAGATGAAGCCACATTTTATGGCAACTGGATGAATCAAACAAAACGTATTTTACAAGACTATCCTAAAATAAAGTTTCATAGGGTGGTGCTTTCAACATCATTCAAACCACACGATCTAGAATTTGCTAAAAACTTTAACAACGTAGATATCAAGGATTTTTTGCAGATATATAACTTACAAATCGAAAAATCCTAAAAAAACACCATTTTGGTACCAAATTGGCGCCGTTTTTCGCTGTTTGACGTAAATACTCACACTTATAAGTAACAAACCTTGCAAATAAGCAAAAAAGGAGCACGTGCAATGTCAAATAAATTTGAACAATTATTAGAGTTGCTAATCAACGAAGAGAATGAAAAAGCGGAAGCGTTATTTCATGAAATCGTAGTAGAGAAGTCAAGAGACATCTACGAAGGATTAGCAGACGAAACAAGTGCAGAAACTTCAGCAAATGAAGGAATGCATGACAAAAAAGACGAGAAGAAAAAAGACATGAAAGAAGAAGAAGTGTCTGAAACTTCAGAGTCACAAGAAGACGAAAAAGTAGAAGAAACTACTGAGGAGTCTAAAGAAGAAGCCAAGTCAGAAGAAGCAAACGAAGGCGAAGACGTAGAAGTAGCAATCGAAGACGACAAAACTGACGAAGCAGAGTCAAAAGAAGAAGAGTCAATCGAAGAAGTAGGTGGAGATGCAACTGACGAATTAGTCAAAGATATCGCCGCAGACGAAACAGGTGAAGCAGAAATGGCCGCTGACAACATGGAAAAAGACATGGATGCGGACAAAGAAGACGAAGACACCGAAGAAAGAGTGGCTGATCTTGAAGACGCTTTAGATGAACTTAAAGCAGAATTCGAAAAAATGATGGCTGGCAAAGGCGACATGGAAAAAGACGACGACGATAAAGACGAGTCTTTAGAACAAGTTGCTGACGCTGATGCTGATCTGTCAATGGAAGCGATGCATAAAGACAAAAAAGACATGAAAAAAGAAGCAATGCATGGCAAGAAGGACATGAAAAAAGAAGCAATGCATGATAAAAAAGGCATGAAGAAAGAAGCAGTGAAAGAATATAAAATTCAAAAATCTGCGGACAATGCCGATCATTCAGATGCTAAGAAAAGTCCAATGACAGGTACTGGTGGAGCGGAAATGAACACTACAAGAGGTTCAAATATCGCTAAAGGTGGAGCCGACGAAAAAGGCAGACCGGCACCGACAGCAGAGAAAATGGCAGACTTTGAGAACACAGGTGGTAAAGACAAGTCAACATCTTTCAAAAAAGAGATGAAGGCTAACACTGCTGATGGTTCAGAAAAATCTGTTAAATCACCAATTAGCGGCAAGTAATAGCCATAATTGGAACCATTAGGAGAATCTGATGTCATCACTATATCTTAGAGAACACTTAACCTACGATCAGGCACGAGTACAGGTTTTGCACGAAGGCAAAGACGGCAAGGATTTGTACATGAAAGGTATCTGTATTCAAGGGGGCATCAAGAATGCCAATCAAAGAGTTTATCCTGTAAATGAAATACAAACAGCAGTAAAAACTCTTAATGATCAAATAGGTTCAGGTTATTCAGTTCTTGGAGAAGTGGATCATCCAGATGATCTTAAAATAAATTTAGACCGTGTGTCTCACATGATTACTGAAATGTGGATGGACGGTCCAAATGGATATGGTAAAATGAAAATTTTGCCTACTCCGATGGGCCAACTTGTTAGAACAATGTTGGAATCAGGTGTGAAACTTGGCGTATCGTCTAGAGGAAGTGGTAACATTTCCGAATATGGCGGTGGTCAAGTCTCAGACTTTGAAATCATCACTGTCGATGTTGTGGCCCAACCTTCGGCACCAGGTGCTTACCCAACGCCAATTTACGAACACTTGATGAATACAAGAGGTGGTAATAGAGCAATGGGCATGGCGGCTGAAGTTAGAAATGACAAAAAAGCACAAAAGTATCTACAAGATGCTATTAAAAACGTAATAAAAGGACTAAAATAATGATCGACGCAATATCAAAACTAGTTGAATCAGGCGTAATCGGAGAAGAAACTAAGGTTTCAATCGAAGAGGCTTGGAACGACAAAGTTAAGGAAAACAGAGATCAAGTGACTGCTGAACTTAGAGAAGAATTTGCTAAGAGATACGAACATGACAAGAACAACATGGTCGAGGCTATTGATAAAATGATGACTGAAAAGTTGTCTGAAGAAATAGGCAAATTTGTACAGGACAGAAAATCACTTGCACAAGAAAAGATTGCTTACAAAGAAAACGTAGGCAAACACTCAAGCAAGTTAGAAGAATTTGTTTTAAGCAAATTAACTAACGAGTTAAAAGAATTACACGCAGATAGACAAGGCGTTCATGAAAACTTTAAAAAATTAGAAGAGTTCGTAGTTGGAGCACTTGCTAAGGAAATTAAAGAATTCCATGAAGACAAAAAAGGCGTGGTAGAAACTAAAGTTAAATTAGTGAAAGAAGCAAAAGGCCAATTGGCTAAATTGAAAGAAACTTTCATTAAGAGATCTGCAAAAGTAGTAGAGAATGCTGTTTCTAAAAAATTGACGCAAGAAATTGCTCAATTAAGAGAAGACATCAGTTCTGCTAGAGAGATCAACTTTGGTAAGAAAATATTCGAAGCGTTTGCTTCAGAGTATCAAGCATCATACTTAAATGAGAAGTCGGAAACGGCTAAACTTATGAAAGTTGTTGACGAGACCACTTTGAAACTAAAAGACGCTGAGAAATCCATCGAAGATAAGAAAGCGGTGATTGAATCTAAGGAGAAGGAAATTTCCAGAGCCAAAGATTTGATGGAACGTAAGGAAACGATGGGTGAGTTGCTCAAACCATTGAGCAAAGAAAAAGCAGATGTTATGTCACAACTGTTAGAATCAGTTCAAACAGGCAAACTAAAATCTGCTTACGACAAGTATCTTCCTGCAGTTATGGATGACAAACCAGTTGCACAGGCTAAGAAAATTATTTCTGAGTCTTCAGGCGACAAAGCGGATGTCAGACAGACTAGAGGAGATGCTGATATAAACAGTATCCGTAAATTAGCGGGTATATAACAAACTGAAGGGGAAACAAATAATGTCTGAATTATTTGAATCAAAATGGGGCGAAACAAAAGCCGCATTAACTGAAGGTTTAGCAGGCAACAAGAAAAAGACAATGGACGTTGTGTTAGAAAACACAAAAAGATACTTGTCAGAACAAGCCACTGCAGGTGCAACATCTGCTGGTAA